ACGCTGGTATCTAAAATCCCATAATCTACGTTGCCTATTATAAACCCATCTATGACAGGTTCTAGTGTTGTAAAGGTTGTTTTCCAACTATTCGGTGATATGTTCATACGCACACCGAAAATCTGTAAGGTCTTCTCTAGCAGCGATCCGCCTGGCTGGGTAGTAATAATGGTTATAGGGTCAAAGAAGTCTAGGTCTAGGGCTGCAACTACGCCTGTATTGTAGTTAGGCGTGTATAAATCTAGAGTAATTGCATCGCATCGGATACTTGTCTCTGCACGTGAAGCGGTATAAGCCAGGGCGTAATCTAAGGCTACTGCATCTGTTTGCATAAGTAGGTTGTCTAAGAAATAGCTGTGCAAAAAATATTTATCTATAGATGCTTGATTAGATGCAACCTGCGCTGTGCCACCTGTTCTAGTAATAGTAGATTTATTAAATATAAGCACATCGTTAAGAATCCAACTAGCATCAAAGTAATCTATACCTGTGCCATTATCTGCAAAGACTGTGGGTGTGCCGCCAATAGATCCAACAGTAACTAAGCGATCTTTAAATATAAACGAGTTATTTGCATCTACGTATAAAGCACCATACTCTGAGGTAGATACAGTAGTCAACGCTTGTAGTGCTGTGCGATTAGTGCCTGGGTCTGCCTGCATAGTAGTAAGACCTGCATCTATATCACGCTGAGAAGTTGGCCATGAGATCTCATCTAATATCTCGTTAATACGTGTGCCTGCTAGATCACCTGCGATTGCACCTGTAACTGTGCTGATCTGTGCTAATTGGGCTAATCTAAAAGCATCTACAGCTTGTATGGTTGTTATGGCTACATCTTCACCAGATTCACCTGGGTATGTAGTTACATAAGATGTAATAAATCCCGAGAAGATAGGATAGGTAACACTGTTAAAGGTAGCAGTAATCTGTACCTTCTTCATAGGTGTTAATAAATTATAGTAGGGCCCCGATACGTTCATTGGGTTGAAGTTACCCGACTGATCGACAATACGTAAAGTAAGTGAACCTGTTTGGAATTGATCTGATAATGCAGTACGACCTCGGTTAGTCTCAATACGATTAACTTGATTAGACACATCTACAATTACAGCTGCTGAATCACCTAATACGTTAGTACCAAATATTGCTGATCCTATTATTGCAGTCTGAGCAAAACTTGGACCAGTGCTAAAGTTAATTACAGCATTTATTACTGGTAAGGTCATTAAAAGCCTTGACCTGCTGGCACTGTGCTATAACCATTACGTGAGGCAATTTGTATAGATTCTGCAATAGCCTGGCTTAATCTATCGCCACCTGCTGACGTATTTACTGTAACTATAATTTCTTGTGGTGTTGCATTTGTGCGAGTGCTAGGCGTAAATCCAAGTGCTAAACCTAGATCCATACCTGCACCACTAGATGCAAAATTAGGATTATTTATAGAAGTATTAGCAAGGTTGGCTATATTGCTACGACCACCTGCACCACCTAAAATAGTACCGCCTGGGCCTACTTGTGATGGGTCAACGCCAAAGCTAGTTAATAATGCTTTAGCAGCTTCACTTAACGCATAAAATTGTGTCGTTAATACTACTGTGGCTTTTGTGCCTTCCATCTCTGCTAATAACTTTTTAGCCAAAGCCTCGTTATTGTCTAGTATGGCTAATTGTGCTTTAAGGCGTAACTTAGTCTCTTCATCAGTTGCAGCGTTTAGTGCAGCTGTAAGTCCTATGCGCTCTAGGTCAAACTTGTCTCGTAATGCATCTACGGCAGTCTTTGCTTTTAGTGCAGCATTTTCTTGCTTACGTAATGACACACCAGTCTTAATCTGTGTGACTTCTTGCCTTAATAGAATTGCTCTACTTGTAGCTGGTGATAATCTAGGTGCGTTCATATCAGACTTACGCAAAAACTTGCCGCCTACTTTAACGCTTGCGTTAGGGTTAAGTAGTCCTATCACATCGCCAACAGTCCTAAATGCGTTGCCTATCTTTTCAGCTGCATTAACCATCTTTGTAGCAAATGTATCTACACTGTTACTACCAGATAATGCTGCTAGTGCATCTAGTAAGCCCTTGCCTATTGCCTCTTTAGATTCATCTACGGCTACAGTTAATTTAGCCATACTGCCTGCATAGCCTTCTACTGCTGCTGCGGCCTGACCTGCAAAGTTAACGTTAAGTGTGCGCTGTACTTCTAGAAATGATGCTGATTTTAATTGTGCCTTACTTAGTCCTACGCCTAATCTACCTAGTGCTACGTTATCGCCTAGGTAGGCTTTAGATAGGCTAGTAGATACAGCTGTTAAATCCTTGCCAGTGCCTGCAGATACGTTTAATGCAGTCTCAAATAAACTCTGTGCCTTGGCTACATCCTTAGTTACGATCAATAGCCTCTGGAAGCCCGGGATCAAACTTTCATCTACTATGCCAAATTGCAAAGATAACTTCTTTAGATATTCTTCTATGCCTGGCTGTTCAAACTCTAAGCCTAAGTTACTAACTGTGGTGCGTAGTTTAGCAGCTGCCTTCTCTGATTCTATAAATGCGTTGACTGCATTTCTGCCAAAGTTTGCTAGGGCTGCAGCTGCAAACACTTTTGTAAAAGTCTTGCCTAGTTTTTGCGCTTGCTTATCAAAGGCTGATATATCTTTCTGACCTTTTTTAAGTGCCTTGCCATTAAAGGTAGCAATAGCCGAGACGACTACATTGGCCATTAGGCTGCCTTCTTAATCTCTGTGGATTTGTTAAATTGTATAGCTGTAGAGTTTATTGCTTGCAGTATTGCATCGTAAACTTTAGCACTATCCTGAGACCATGCCTTAAATATAAGTCTGCCTTTAGTCTTTTTACCATAACCACCACGCACGCCTTTAATTCTAGGCTGTGATGTAAGTCCGGGCATAGAAGTTACAAACTGATAACCTGCAAAGGGATTATTAGATGCGTACTCTCTTGTAGATTTATTATAAGTGTATTCTTTAGCTCTTTTAGTACCCTCAAATCCTTGCACTGCGCCTACTGGTGAGTTAGGTGTGCTTGGGTCTATCCGCTGGAATGGCGCACGACCTTGTGGGTTATTACGGCCTGCAGTCTCATATATGCGACCAGCTGCGCTTACGTTATAGACATAGTTGCTAACCTTAAATCCATTACCAAATGTTTTGTTCTCGCCAGGGTTATATCCAATACCTGCTTTAACAGTATTGGCATCATACTTTGGGAACGGGCGATAGTTAATTGCTGGGTTAGGTGCTTTACTCCAGCCTGATAATACGCTGCCGTTACCTGGCACAAATCCTCGTGCCTTACTTGCTACGCCACGCATCAAAGGATCTATAGCAGTTCTAATCCTTTGGCGCATATCTTCATCAATAAACTCTAAACCTTTTAGGACATCTTTAACGCCTACGACCTCGACTGCTGGCATTTTTGATCTCCTTTGCTCTATCGCTAAGCACTTGCACTATTGCTTTTAGCATCTCGGAATCCATGTTAATGAACTCACTAGGCGCGATCCCTAGCTCTACAGACAAACTTGCTATCGCATAGAGCGTGGAATCACGCTGTACTATTTTTTTTCTTCGTCTAATACCTCGACAGTTTCTAAGCTGTCAATAAACTCAATACCAAATATAGGTACAGTTACGTTAGCCCTACGCAAGCACTCATGCGCCAAGTAATAAATCTCGGTCTGCCGTTCGTGATCACGTAGGACTTTACTAATTCCTGCGCCATACTTTAACTCGAAAGCGTACTCGACACCTGGTGTTATCTTATGCTCAGATACTTCACCATTAGCCCTTGTTATCTTTAGCTTTGCCATTATTACTCCTTATGCTGTGGTATCTACTACGATAACACTTTGGCAGGTAAATGTAATCGATTGGCTTGAAATGTCGCCTGTCGCACCATTTACATCTTGTGTGTTGTTCACAAGCACTGTAGTTTGAAATTCGGGATTCGTTGCGCTAATTGCAGCAGAAGTCTGCTTTAATGTTAATGCCACTGTAGTACCCCATGCGGCTTGCAGCGTTGCGTTAACGTTGCTTGCAGCTGTGTCATTTAAGAAGTCAAGTGTAATAGTGCTGGCTTCTAGACCCTTTGCAAACTTGTGAGCGGTATCCATTCTGTTACCACCTTTCGGTGGGTAAGTCATTTCTGCTTACCTCTGTATCTTTACCATTGATACAGTTCAGACTATATCTTCACCCTATCTCTAGGGGCTGCACGTGTAGTCGTTACGGACTCTCTGCTTTCGCAGGTTGCCTCGGTATTGACCCTTTTCTGGGGGCTTTCACCGATATAGTGCAGTAGTTATTCTAGTAGCTTACGCTGCTAGCGGGCAATATTCTCTACCCATAGCTGTTACCTCAAGTTCGTCAAATGATCTATTTATTGTTGCGGCGGTCACGTGATTACTCAGATCAACTGAATTAAGTGTAACTACCACACCATTAGATAGATAAATTGCCATCGTTCTCCTCTTCTTTCTTAACAACAGATTTTTTAACTGTTGTTTCTGGTTTGTTGATCTGGCCTATCTTGACCAGAAAGTCATATTCTTCTTCTGTAAATCCTTTATAGCTCATGTTAACTCCACTCAGTTAGGATTGATACTGTTATCTCAGATACTAGCAAGTCGCCACTAGCTGCGTTGACTATAGCAGGTGCTGAAATAGTAGATATGTTTAGGGTAAGACTTGATGCCGCTAGTTTAGTTACTACTGCTAATATAAAGTTTTCCATGCCTGCTAAGTTGCCTTGATTATCAAATGCTGGTGTAGTCATAAGAATCTTAAAGTTTGCAAATGGTGCAATAGTTATGTAGTCGTTATTGCTAGGTGTTAGGTAAGGATCACCAGGTGTAACTACTACGCTGTTAGCCAGTAGTGTTGCCGGTGGGAATGAAAAGGTTGACCACACGCCTGCGTTTGCTAAGTCTGTTGCAAGTGTGCTGCGTAGTGTGGTGATTGCAGCTGGCATTAGCCGACCAGTGAGTTAGGACTAGCGTATATTTGTATCAAAGCGCGGATACGATTTACGAGTTGGTAACCCATTCTGTAAGGACTTGCAGTTATGCCATCCATACCTACTCCGCCAGTTTGACTGACCTGCCTAGCCTGCCATATATCAACAGCTACAATCATTGCAGCCTCGCGTATGGCAGGGGTCGCAGTGTAAGCTTGTGATTTATGCTCTGGGCCAAGTGCCCTGCCGTATGGTTTAATAAAGTGAAATGGATCATTGCTAGCTGTTTTTGCGTATTGAATAATAGAATAACCTGTAGGGTAATTGCTAAATTGTAATTGTGTAAATAATGCTGTGCCGATTGTTGCAGGCACTGTTGAGCCAGGGAATGCGCCAGTTAATGTGTATGTGCCGTTATAGGTTGACCCACAATTAGACACTGTGATGCTCTGACCTACTACAAATATACCAGGATTAGCCAGCACTAAAGATGCAGTGTTGTTGCTAATTGATGAGCCAATTACGGGTGCATCGTTATGCCATAAGTAAGCTTGTATTAAATCTTCTGCCGATTGGCAGCACTCTTCTACGGTAGCACTGCTATATAAAGTGCCAATACCTAAGTTACTTCGTAACTCGGCTTCTGTAACCATTACGGCTGCCATAGTGTCCTCTCTTAAAAAGCTCCCCTAGGGCTAGGGCTACTAAACCCTAGAGGATTATTAAATTAACTAACTTATTAGGTTAGGTTAAATCGGCGAACTCCACCAGCTACTAATACTTTAGTTGCTAGATAGCCGTAAATCATTGTTTCAA